TCTCCATGGATACGTGAAAGCGTAGAAGCCTATCGCTCAGCAGATGAGGCACAAATCGCTACTGTGGAAGCAATCCGCAAGCAATGGTATGGTTTCTAAGATGATTACTCTATCATGTCGCCTATGCGATACTAAAATGTCAAGTGAAAACTTTGCGAGTGATGATGTTATCACTTGCCCTAAGTGTTGGGATAATTAAATGAATGGAATGTATGCACATACATGCGAGTATTGTGGAGACACAGGTATCATTATTTTCAGTGAGAATGAGACCCGCATAGACCCTTGCAAGTGTTAAAATAGTTAGGGCGCACTAGTATCAGATCTTTACAGGGTACTAGTGTGCTCACTAATTTATTAACATTTTTTACACAAGAATATGTATCATGCATCTATACAAAATATTCAGATTTTAGTGAAACCTAATTTATAAAATTTTTCAGATTTTCACGGGATAAGGTATAATAAAATATAGAAAGGGGTAGCCAATGAGCATATACGTTTGCATCGGTAGTGTAATTGATCACGAACTAGAAGGCACTATAAATGATATTTTAAACAATGCAGATAACCCTGGAGAGATCTCTGTAGGCATTGCATTAACCTGTAGACAAGAAGAATTGCTAGAAGAGTTCACACAATGGGCTGATCCGATTATAAATAAATTTTCAGAAAACAAAAGAGTACAATTTAAGAAATACATTGGGAAAGAGCATGATGGTTTGGCTAATGCTAGAATCAATGCAGCGTCTATGTATAATGACCAAGACTATTTTTTGCAAATTGATGCACACACAATGCTTTTAAAGGGTTGGGATAGCCAACTAGTAGATCTTCATAAAATAGCGGTACAAGAAAGCGGTACAGACAAAACAATTCTGACTTCATATCTGGGTAAATATAAAATAGATGAAAACAGTACAAGGGTTATTATAGATGCAAGGCCAATGTATCCATTACAAGATACTGGAATTAGGAATATATATGGTTTGGATATTCATGGTAAAAAAATAAATATATCATATGGTGTCCCATACTTACAATCAGAGCCACTTTCTTCTTTTCCAAAAGAACTTCAAACAAAAAAAATTATAATTCCATCTATAAAGTCTAATGGTCAGTTTATTTTTGGAAACAGCCACTATGCTAAAAACATAAATCTTCCAACATATGTCATTTTCTGGGAAGAGGAAGTAATTCAACCAATAAACCTATTTAATGATGGATTTGCTTTTGCTTATCCAAATGTAGAAGAACTTAAACTTTTACATTTTTATGTCGATCATATTAATGAAAAAACAAAAAGAGAACTTCCTATAATTCTTGATAAAGTTAATATTTTGAAGATGAAGTATAACTCTTTAAACTACATTAACAATCCAGACAATCAATCTAAAATTAAAAAATGGCAAGACTGGTCACAGGTTAATTTGAACGGTAAGAATCAAAAGCACTATTACATTCCAGATACATATAGATAACTACCATTTCCCAATAGGACACTTAGCATTTGCTAACATAGACTTAGCAGCCATAAAACATCCACACTTCTTGCAGGTTTGAGTCCTTGGTCTAAAGAAGTCACAGCCTTTGCATATTTCTAAACGGTATTGAGCAACTTCCTCTGGCGACCTGGGGGATCCATTAAACAAATCCCAAGGCCTAACATCACGATCATCCTGGTCAGACATAATTACTCAAATGATTTAAAAACCATAGAAGCAACACCCTGTGCATCTGCAGCGATCTTTTTTCTGGATAAAACCAGGTTTGCATCTTTTTCTTCTTGATCCAAACCAGCCTTATCTAGATTGTTCAATAGATCAGTAGTAAAATATTTAGTGAGGTTTTTCACTAGTACATCTTGCGTTATTGTAATTTCCATAATACGATTATAGCAGATGTAGAGCATATATCCAGTGTTTGACACTATTAGAGTATATTACTCTTATGTTGTCAGGGGGAGGTTTGTATACTCTATTTTCGGCTTAATTCGTATCCCGCCGAATTTAAAATAAATATAATGTATAATAGTGTTATTATGACAGCAACTGACTGGGCACAATTTATTCTCGCTTTGCTTTCAATTGGAGCAATTATAGTTGGTGCGATTCGCTGGTACATAAAGGTTCAAATTAAACCTATCGCCGAAGCCGTAGATGATATCCGTGCCGAGACTAAAACAAACGGCGGAACTTCAATGCGTGATGAAATTAAAGCGATTAAAATTGAGCAAGAGGATGCAAAGGTATTGCGTAAGGCAACTAGTGATAAACTTGATCATATGTACGATGTGTTATTAGACTTTGTTTCTCGTTCTAAATAACTACTATATATAAACTATCTTTAAAAACCTTAACTATAGTATATTCTTTTCTTATATATATTTAGTATACACTATTCAATACCTGGCTAAAATAGACTTATAGTTACAAAACGGACATATAGGATTATAACGATTTGATAACTCTTTTTATATACCTGGGATTATACGCTTAATTATGTCTTATATAACCTTTTGTTATAAACTTTTATTTACTGGCATAAATTAATGTTATAATGCTTGTGCTGGCACTTTAGGTTGCTACCCCCACCCTACGGCGCCTAGGGTGTCCAGTTATGAATTATGGTATAATCGATATTATGTGTACCCCTACAACCGAAAAACTTGGTGCAACACCAGCCAACATTCAATGGAACGTTGTTCGTGGAGATACGGCAACCCTTAAGGTAGAGTTTTTTGAAGATGATGAAACCACCCCATATGAGACTACTGCTTGGACATTTATAGCAACTTCATATGATCCAGTATCAGATGCTCTAGATTTATTAAAGGTAGAGTCTTATGAGGACGGTGTTATTTATATTATTGCCAATAACAATATTACAAAGAACTGGGGACTTGGAAAATACAAGCCAGTTGTTGCAGAGTTAAGGTTTGATCTTCAAGCCACACTTCCTGGAGATGGCGTATCAGGTGGCGGGGGAGATGAAGTTACCAAATGGACTCCAGTTATTGGAACAATTTGTGTAATAGGTGATGTAAGTGGTACGCTATGATAGTTAAAGTAACTCCAGCCCAAGTAAATATTCCTCCTGTAATTAAAGTTGGAACAAAAATTTATAGAACTCAATCAAAGTAGTAAAATAGTCTATGGCAAAAAGCATGGACTCTCCACAGCCCCTTAAAAGAAAAGGGTACTCTCAAGCAATTCAAGAATCAGACTTACAACAGCCCACAGACCTAAAAGAATATATAGCAGTTCCTGGAATTACAGGAGAGAAGGGCGAGATAGGACCAAAAGGTGATAAAGGGGATAAAGGCGATACAGGGCCAAAAGGGGAAAAAGGTGATACAGGTAGAGAAGGACCCCAGGGAGCCCGTGGTGAGCCAGGCAAAGGCGGAGAAGGCTATGATTCAATTTCTGGTCAGTACCCAGGGTGGGTTTATTATAAAAACAAAAACAACTTAAGCACAAGCCTTGGACCAGAAAAAGGAAATGACGGATGGGTATTTCCTAAATTACAATTAGATAAAGATGCATCCAATCATACTTATATGGCAAAAGGTTCTAACCACCTAGTTGTAGAAGATTCAAGTATGCTAAGTTTTAAATCCTTAAAAATTGGGGCAAAAGTAGATATACGATATGACTTTGACATTACTACCTATTCAAACTATACAGAGTTATGGATTAGGCTATTTAATGAAAAATGTGAAAACCTTCCAACCTCATATGTAGCAAACTTTAAATATCAATACGCCTATGAAATGTCATTTTTCCAAACCTTATATATAGATAGTACAAGAATTAAAAACGCAGTTATTAGGCCAGAGTTTCGGACAGATGCTGAAAGTGCTATGGTTTTAAAAGGCATGTATATAAGCGTGTCTTAATGGTATAATAAACTTAGGAGGAATAATGGCATTTCCAGGTACATATAATTTTACTTACTATCGTGGTGACACGTATCAATTTGTAGTCCGTCCCAAAAATGCAAATGGTACAACCTTCTCCCTTGATGCATACGCTAATAACGCAGATTTTACAATAGCCAATAGACGTGGTAGCACTGGTACTCAAATTAGTGCAACAGCAGTAATAGATACAGCAAATGATATTGTTACATGCACAATAATTCCAGAGCAAGGAAGACAACTTTCTGCTGGAACAACATACGTTTATGACGTTCAAATTGATAACGGCACTGGTAATATATTTACACTACTTACTGGATCTATATCAGTAACAGATGATATTACTGGAGCAGTTTAATGCCAGATGTAGTATTATCTAATGATGATCTAACTGTTTTATCTGGACCAGAAGTAATTGAATTATTGGTTGACATTGGTCCAACTGGAACTCGTGGTAGCAAATATTTTGTGGGAGTTGGAAATCCAAACTCACTTACCCTATCAGATAAAATATTAAATGATCTATATATTAACTCTGCTGCTGGATCAAACTATGGTTATCTATATCAATATGTTTCAGAGCCTGGTGGAGATACCTGGGTTGAGGTTTTAAAAATTAGTCCCTCAATTTATTCAAAAAACCATACAGTAACTTTTGCATCAGGAACAAGTTCTGATATTGGAAGCGGAACAATTTTAGTTCCTATAACAGATATAACAACTGTTACTAATCTAACTGCAGCAAACTTTAGTGTTCAATATTCAATAGTCAATGCAGACCCCTTAGCGTCATCTATTTCTTCAATTACAATATCAGGATCAAACCTTGTCATTAATCTTCAAGCCTCAGAGTATGATGGCACATGGGGAGCCTTTGATGCAGAGGTTTCTGTACATTTGCTTATTTCGGTTGTGATATAATGAATACGGTGAAATGACATGGCATCTGAATCTATTGGCGCAATTTATCCCACACAAATTCCAGGGTATGCAGACAATGCTGACATTCAAGAGGCATTTAGACTCTACCACTATGGATCTTCAGCATATAATACAGCAAATGCAAATACTGCAAACCTTGTTAATCCATCCGTTGCTTATACCTTAAATAATTTACAAACACAGATTAGCGCTCTTGATCCCAGTGGCCTTACAACTCAACTTAATGATTTAGAGAAAAAAATTATAATGGGTGTATTTTGATAAAAATAGTGTATAATAACACTATAATCTATTTAGGAGGTAGTAACTAATGGCTACATTAACTAAGGCGCTGTTCCGAGGAGCAGCAACAACCACAGTGGGAACGACTCTATATACAACTCCCGCTTCTACAACAACAGTCTTAACAAGCATTGTTGTAACAAACACCGCAGGTTCTGCTGGCACATTTACACTAGGTATTGCAGGTACTTCACTTGCAACTACAGTAGCAATCGGAGCCAACAGTATTATAACTCTTGACTTAAAACAAGTACTTGCTACAACAAACACAATTACTGGCGGAGCATCTGCAGTAACAATTAACTTTCATATTTCAGGCGTGGAGATTTCCTAATGGCTATTGATAGAATCCCTGGGGTTGGTCCTACTAATGCTGATATTGCAACTGCCGTAGCAGCACCCTCTGCAGCGACAATTGCTACAGCAGTAGCAGCACCTTCTGCTGCAACTATTGCTGCGACTGTAGCAGCACCAAGTGCTGCAACTATTGCTGCAGCGGTGGCTGCACCAAGTGCTGCAACTATTGCTGCAGCGGTGGCTGCACCTTCATCTGCAACTATTGCATCTGCAGTTGCTGCAGCGGTACCTACAATTGGCGCAATTAATACATCTGTTTCAACATATGCAACAGGTAAAACCATGAAGAGAGTAACACTTACTTCTGGAAGTTCATATACAGTTCCTGCAAGCGTAACAGTTATTAATGTTTGCACTGTAGGTGGCGGTGGCGGTGGTCATACAATTGGAGTTGGTCTATCTGGACAATCTGTTTGGTCAACTGTTTCAACAAGTGGTGGAGCATCAATTGCATATGCAATTGGAGCAGGTGGAGCAGGAAGCGGTGGCGCAGGAGGAACAACATCATTCACTGGTGCAACATCTGCAAGCGGGGCACCTGCATGGAGTACTGGAACTGCATCAACACTAAATTACCCGACATTTTTTCCTAACGGAGGACACATGGGAACTTCAGGCGGATATGGCGTTTCTGGAAACGGTAACGGCGGCTCAGGTTTTATTATAGTAGAGTATTGGAGTTAAGATGACAGAAGAAGTTGTACCAACAGAAGAAGTTGTACCAACAGAAGAAGTTGTAGCAACAGAAGAAGTTGTAGCACCTTTAAATTTAAAGCCAGAACAAAGGTATTTTGCAGTAATTGAAGATGGGGTTGTTGTAAATATTATTGTTGGGTTAGAGGATGAAGTGGTTGCTGCTAATCCTAATAAATATATTGAATATACAGATGGGTGGGATTATGAAAATGGAATTGACGGAGGAGACTTCTTCTTTTAAATTTTGTTTTGATGTTTTACATATAAAAAATAAAAATAGAACAATTGCCCAAACCATTAGAACAAAAAATACAAATGCTATAAAAAACATTTTAAAAGATGAAATGAACTGTTTAGATACAGACATTATTCCTATAAATGAAAAGCAAGACTTGTTGTCATTTGTAAAAAATAATCCAAGTTTTTGTATAGATCCAAATGGATTTGACTATAAACTTGGCGGGACTACAGAAACATATTATAGATATAAGGAAGTAGATACTGGATGGATATATCCAGAGATTCAAACTCTTGCAAATACATACTCTGTTTTAAAAAATTTTTGCAATTCTAAATATGACAATTTAGTTATTTTTGAAGATCATCTATCAATTAATGATAATTTTTATGAATTGTTAAATTTATATTTTAATCAGTTACCAGAAGATTTTGATATATTCTTTCAAAATGCACCAAAACAAAATTTAAAGAAAGCAAAGAGTGTTTCAGAACTGATCTGTGAAACCCCAACATTGACAGTTGGGGAAGGATATGCATGTTATGTTCTATCAAAAAACTCAGCAAAAAAAATACTTAACTATTTTGAACAGACACCAGGAGTATTTTTGCCAACAACGTGGTTTTATATAAAAACAGACTTTTTTAAATGTTATTCTCCATTGCCAAGACTTGACCAAGGGTGCTCTTTGTCAGATATAGATTATTTAGATTCATGGGATATAAACAATAGAATTAAATTAAATTTTTTTTTAGAAGGTAGTTCTGCATGAAAAAAAATATATTAAAGCATTGTGCAGTTGCAGGAAACAAGTTTAATATACTTCCAGCCAGGCAGGTGTTTCCAGAATGGTATAAAAAATCTGGTAAACTATCAAAAGAACTTCCTGAAGACCAAACAAACTTTATAAGTTGTGGACCTTTTACGGATTCATTTGTAACAGGATATTTTATTCCTTTAGCAAAAGACGTTGTAGTAAAAACAATAAATGGTAAAAAAACAATTAATGTGCTTGCTTCCCCAAACCCTGTTTTAACAATTACATCTTTAGAAAATAGCCCAATGCTTCCAATACCATCTGGATTTTCTAATCAAGGATATTCTTGGTTTACAAAAAATGTTTTAAAAATACCAAAAGGCTATAGTGCTTTATTAACCCACCCACTAAATAGATATGATCTTCCTTTTATAACCCTTAGTGCAGTGGTCGATGGAGAGATGGTATTGCATAATGGGTTTGTACCCATGTTTTTAAAAGAAGACTTTGAAGGAACAATTAAAGCGGGAACACCAATAATCCAAGTTATTTTATTTAAAACAGAAGATTGGGATAGCAAAATTGACATAAGCCTTCACGCTGCAAAAGAAGAAAGAGATAAAAAAGAAAAATCTTTTTATAAAAAAGAAATTAGAAAAAAGAAAAACTATAACTAGTTATGATAATTTTTAAAGTTAACAACCTTTACCTGGTAAATCAAAAAAGTAAGGATAAATAAATATGAAGAAATTTTGTCACAAAGTTCTTAGCAATGAAGAAATTCCTAAAAAACAAGATGACTTAGTCAGGCTATCATTAAAAAATAAAATAGAAGAAAAACTTAAGGGATTTTCAGAACCAATAAACTCAAAAACAATTTTTATTAAAAATGAAAATGATTTAAAAAAATTTTATTTAAATAATAAAGATATAAAAATTAACCCAAATGGATATCTAAGTTCTTATGATAGGCAGGGTTGGCAATTTGGAGAACTAGGTATTTGGGCAAGTAATCTTTTAGCCTGGAAAGATTTTGCTAAAAGCGATTATGACTATTTAATAATCTTTGAAGATGACGTAAACCTTCTTAAAAATTTTACTGATCTATTGCCAAAATATATAGATAGTTTGCCAAATGATTGGGAGTTGCTTGGACTTTATTCCACACCTCTTGACGGTTTAAGTTATAAAAAAGAATATGATATAAAAGACAATAACTTTGTGTGTCATTCTTTTCATTATTTAAATCTTGCTGCTTATGTTATTAACAAGCCTGCTATTTTTAAAATATTAGAAAAAATAAAAACGCCAATAGATGAGCCAATCGATGTTTATATGTTTACTCATCCAAGAAAATTTAATTCTTTTGATGTAAGGTTAGATGCTGAACAAATAGTTAAAAGAAACGAGAGACTTATATCAACTTTTCAAAACCCGTACAAATCATCAATTATGAAATGTTTAGAAGATATATAAGGACTTTGATATTATGATTATTCTTGGCATAAATGAAACATCGCATGATGCGTCTGCATCTTTAATAAAAGATGGAGAGATATTGTTTTCTGGTCATGCAGAAAGATATAGCAAAGAAAAAAATGATTGGTACATCAATAACAATCTTATAGAAGATGCTTTACAGTATGGAAAGCCTGATGCTGTAGCATACTATGAGAAACCGTTTTTAAAGGCCTCTAGGCTTCTTTTAAGGGGTGGCCTAAGTGATTGGAAGCCAAGGTTTAATATTGACGGAATACCTAGAAAATCATTTAGCCATCACTATTCTCATGCAGCAGCAGGATATTACACAAGTAGTTTTGATAATGCCGTTATTGTAGTACTTGACGCAATAGGAGAGTGGAATACCTCCACAATTTGGGTAGGCGAAGGCAACAATATTAAACTAAAGTATAAGAAAAACTATCCAGTATCATTTGGATTATTTTATTCAGCATTTACTCAGTTAATAGGCCTAATTCCTAATCAGGAAGAGTATATTATGATGGGCATGGCTGCTTATGGAAATCCAGAAAAGTATGAGCGCAAGGTATCTAACTACTTTCTTAGACATGATATGCAAAAATATAACTTTCACAAAGGAATTCTTGATTGGGATGAACCAATTACAGAACAAGACAAGTTTGATATTGCAGCAGCAGTGCAAAAAGTTTATGAATTAAGACTTAGTGAATTTATGCATTTTGCTTATAGCATAACTGGAAAAAGCAATCTTGTATTTATGGGAGGATGTGCTTTAAATTCTTCTGCCAATACAATGCTTTGGAATATATTTAAAAATGTTTGGATTATGCCAAACCCAGGAGATGCTGGAAGTTCTTTAGGTGCAGCAGCAGCGATGTATGGAAAGCACCTAGACTGGAAAGGTCCATACCTAGGAACAGATATTCCTGGAAAATATCCTATTAGAAAAATTTTAAATAATTTAAAAAAAGATGGGGTTGCAACTGTGGCAAACGGTAGAGCAGAGTATGGCCCAAGAGCCCTGGGAAATAGATCTATTCTTGCAGACCCAAGAGATAAAAGCATAAAAGATAAGGTTAATTTTATAAAGGGCAGAGAGATGTTTAGACCATTTGCACCTGTAATCTTAGAAGAGTTTGCACATGAATGGTTTGAAATGCCAAGAGGATCCACAAGTCCATACATGCAGTATACATTTAAGTGTCTAAAGCCAGACTTAATTCCTTCCGTTGTTCATAAAGATGGAACTTCCAGGGTGCAGACAGTTAACAAAGAGCAGCACCCAGGCCTATATGATTTATTAAAAAAATGGAACAAATATTCTGGTGTACCAGTTTTATTAAATACTAGCCTAAATATTAAAGGTCAGCCTCTTTTAAATGATATAGATGATAAAATTATTTTTGATAGGAACTTGAATGTTTAATAAAAAAACAAGCATCGTTAGTTATGATAGCAAGAACTTTTCTTTTTTAGTTCCAAGAGGAAATGTAGTTCATAATTGGGATAATCCAGAAGGACCTAAGTTTGTTGAAAGTGATAAAGAATATCAGTATTTTTGCAAAGACTGTGGGGTTAACAATCATGAAAATGTTTCTAGCCCAGAATTTACTTATAAATTTAATAATTATAAGTTTAGGTCAGACGACTTCTCTACCAAAGACGCATCTTCAAACTATCTTTTTTCTGGATGCTCAAACACATTTGGTCTTGGACTGCCAATTGAAGCAACATGGGGATATCAACTTAATCAGTCACTTTCTGGTGAAAAATTTTTAAATCTTGCAGTTTCAGGTTCATCTTATAAAGAAATATTCTTGAACTTATACAAATATATTGATCTATTTGGTAAACCAAAAACAATATTTTTGTTATTACCAGATTTAAATAGATATGACTTTGTAGATATAATTTCTAAAACAAAGTTTTTAAGAACATCATATTTTATAAATAGTTCTGAATATTCAAAAAATCAAGAATTATCAAAAATGCTTAATTATGAAACATTGTTTTTTAATTTTATTAATGAGATTGTTTTGTTTGAGACATATTGTAAGCAGATGAGCATACCTCTTTATTGGTCAACATGGAATGAAAGGCTTTATTCGGAAATAGAAAATTTTAAAAATAACCATCAAGAGTCCAATGTTCTTTTAAATAACTTTGTTTATTGGGATGAAAACTCTTATCCAGATATGTCAGATTTAAAATTTAACAAAAAGTATAAGTTGTATGCTAGAGAAAAACAACATTTTGGAACTATGGCACAAAGATTTTTTCACAACTGTTTTTTAAAAAAGATTAATGATGAAAAAAATAATTAATAAAATTAAGTTTTATTTATTTAAAAGGTCAATAAGAAAAAGAGGTGGCATTTATTAATAACGTAAAGGTTTTTGCCTATATACAAAGTTGGATTGGCTCAGTAAATGTAGAAAGAATAGCATTAAAAACAGAACAACAGTTTAAAGATTATGGTCAGCCATACAAAATTATAAACACTACAGATAAAAAATACAATAAAGAAAACTGGATAGATCTTGGTAATAAGTGGGGGTATATGTCATTTTATACAGCATTAAAAGATTTTGATATGTCTTATGACTATATGCTGTATATGTCTGGAGATTTAGATGGAGCAAAAATTGGATGGGATAAAATACTAGATCGTTCATATGAGGTATTAAATAAATATGATATATGGAACTATAGTTTTGAAAAAACAACACAAGGCCTTCCAATTGCATATTTAAAGCCACTAGATAATGAAGAAAACTTATTTTATACCGCAACAAACGATTTAACAATTGGCTGGTACCACAAGGATCTTGTAAAAGCATTGCTTGATTTTTTTAAGTATTTTGAGCAAGAATCTGATCTTTTACACGAAATTCCAAACACTGGCTGGGGAATTGAAATGTCTCTTTCATCTTGGTCAATGTTAAATAAAAAAGCGGTAGTCAAAGATAACAAATATATAATTCCTAAAAGATCAACTACTAGTTTATATATTCAGGATGTTGTTTTAAGACAAGAAAGAGACTACCTGGCAGTTTTTAATAAATATAATATTAGAAATAATATTGATACCAATGCTCAGTATTTAAAGCAAATAGCCTTCATAAAAAGCAAAACTGTGAACTCAAAGGGTAAGCCTCTAAAAATGGAATACAGGGGCATTGATGTTATTAAATTAATGTATGGGGTTAGCACTTTAGACATTATAAAAAAATAAAAACCCCCCCAGGATCTCTCCAAGGGGGTATTTTATTACCTAAATTATCTAGGAAACTTTTTCATCCATTCTTTGGTCTTTGGAGTAATACCCTTCCAAGAAGACCAGTCGTTTCCACCATTGGACATATAGTATGCAATCTCCGCATTTTTGACGGGATTAAATAGTTCAGCGTTAGAATCAAGATCAAACTTATCTCTACGATCTGGACCCAGGTTGTCAATCATGTTAATTTGGAACATTCCATATGAGGAGTCCCCAGTCTTATGGTTTCCATTAAATGCTAAGGGACGACCATTAGATTCTTTCTTAGCAATAGCCCAGGCTACTACTAAGTCGTTGCCTTTGAATCCCACCAAAGAAAGCAACTTCTTTAATTCAA